CCACGTACACTACTCAGTGCAACCTCTCGCAATGGACGAAAGAAAAAGTATCGCGGACAAGGTAAATAATTTTCAGAGTGCTTAAATAAGTTAAGCACTCTTTTTTTATGTCGGAAAAGGAAAAGTATATTTTTAATTGGATTACTGAGGTCTCTAAGGTTAGACCAGAACTAAATGGATTTGCTATTTGTCCGTTTGCCTCCAAGTCAAAATATCGCATCGTAGAGTGCTCTGCAAGCGCCATAGAACCTATTGAAGACCTAGATGTGGTAATTTACATCATTGAGGGTTATTTTAGTCTAGATGAGGTTCAAAAATGGGTAGATATATGTAACCAAAAGTATAAAGAGTGGAAATTCTTTGAGGATTGCGCTTCTTATGATACTTTCATTAATGGAATTAAAACCAATAACGGAAAATATAATTTGATTTTGGGACAACCAACTCAAAAACTACGTAAATTTAGAGAGAATTTATCAAAAACATCATATTATGATATGTGGGAAGGTGAGTACTTAAAGGAAATACTTGAAGATGATTATGATATAATTCAAAAACGGGATAGCAACCCCGTAAAAAGTTCTGATTTAACAGATCAGGAGCTAAAAAATGACTAAAAAAGTCGATAAAGACCAAAATTTCATGAAAAATGAGTGGGGAACTCGATATTTGTCCTCCGAATATGGTTGGGAAAGTCAAATCGAGAGCAAAAAAATGCTTCGTGAGATTGCAAATGATGCATTGACTCCCAAAAAACATGATTTTCTCCATCAAAACGAAATTCATGCAAAAATTCGCAATGATGAGGACTATGATGACTGGGAATATGGCACTGAACCTCTCTATGAATCCAAAAAACCCGAATAAATAATACAGTTTTTATACACTTTAATGCCTTTAGAGCGAGTTAGTAAGGGTTTTAAAGACATAAGTATGTCTTTTCAATCAAATCCTCTTAATTATGACTTAATTGCACTTAATAATGCAAATGCGATTGCTCGCTCTGTCCGCAATTTGGTATTTACTTATCCAGGTGAAAGGTTTTTTGATGAAAATCTTGGTTCTAAAATAAGTCAGTCTCTTTTTGAGAATATTGATGAAATTGAAGCGGCGGTAATAAAAGATGAAATTAAAAATACCATTGAAAATTATGAACCAAGGGTGATTCTCAACAATGTCATAGTCGCTCCAAATTTTAGTAATAATGAATTTAATGTGACGATAGAATATACAATAGTTGGAATTGACGTTCCACCTCAACAATTATCATTTGCACTTCAGCCAACACGATAAATGGCACTAGTTAATTTCACAAATTTAGACTTTGATCAAATAAAAAGTTCGCTTAGGGAATACTTAAGAGCGAACTCAAACTTTACTGACTATGATTTTGCTGGGTCAAACCTTTCATACTTGATTGATGTTTTAGCATATAATACATATATTTCCTCATATAATGCTAATATGATTAGCAATGAGGTTTTTATTGATAGTGCGACATTGAGGGAAAATGTTGTTTCTCTTGCAAGAAATATTGGTTATGTACCATATTCTAGAGCGGCCGCAAGAGCAAATATTTCATTCTTTGTGGATACAACCGCATTTTCGACAAATCCACTTACATTGACTATTAAAAGTGGCATTGTTTGCACAACAAGTACAACTTTTGGAAGTCAAAGTTTTTCCTTTATTATTCCACAAGATATAACATCTCCTGTTATAAATGGAATTGCTTTATTTGAAAACATAGACATTTATGAAGGTACTTTTGTAACTACTAATTTTGTAGTTGATATAAATGATCCAAATCAGAAATTTATTTTAAACAATGCAAATATTGATATAGATTCTATTACAGTTTCAGTAAGAAATACAGAATCAAGTTCGGTAAAAAACACATATAAACTTGCAAAAAATCTTTTTGAAATTGACTCAAAATCAAGAGTATTTTTCATACAAGAAATTGAAGACCAAAGATATGAATTAATTTTTGGGGATGGTATTTTTGGCAAAAAACTTGATAATTTAAATTATATTGAGGTTAATTATAATATAACAAATGGTGAGAGTGGAAATGGAGTTTCTTCTTTTAATTTTGCTGGCAGAATTGTAGACAACTTGAATAGAGTTGTAACTACTGGAGTATCTCTAATAACTACAAATTCTGAATCACAGAATGGCAGAGAGATTGAATCTGTAGAGTCTATTAAAAAATATGCTCCGAGAAAGTACTCTTCACAAAATCGCGCAGTTACTGCAACTGACTATGAAACTATTATACCAACGATTTATCCAGAAGCGGAGTCCGTATCTGTTTTTGGTGGAGAAGATTTAAATCCACCAAGATATGGAAAGGTTTTTATATGCATTAAACCAATTAATGGGCCGTTTGTTTCAAATCAAGTTAAGGATAATATTGAGAAAGATTTGAGAAAGTATGCTGTTGCGGGTATAGTGCCGGAGATTATAGATTTAAAATATCTTTATCTCGAAACTGACACTACAGCATACTATAATTCAAATACAACACTCGACCCCAATTTACTTAGAGAGAAGATACTTAATAATCTTAATAATTATTCAAATTCAAAAGAACTTAATAGATATGGTGCCAGATTTAAATACAGCAAATATCTAAAAATCATTGATGATTCTGATAGCGCAATTACATCTAATATCACTAAAATTTCAATGCGCAGAGATTTAAGTCCTGTTTTAAATACTTTTGGCGATTATGAAATTTGTTTCGGTAATGAATTTCATATAAAAAATCAAAATGGGTACAATATAAAATCTTCAGGATTCAATATTTCTGGAATAAATGAAACTTTATATATTGGTGACATTCCAAATGAAGATAAAATTACTGGTAGCATATTTTTCTTTAAACTACAATTTTCACAACCAATAATTGTAAGGAGAAATGCTGGGAAAATTGATTATTCAAAGGGTGAAATAATATTGTTTCCAGTAAATATAAGTTCTACCAAAAAAACTTCACTTGGTCAGCAAATAATTGAAATTTCAACCATTCCAAAGTCGAATGATGTAATCGGATTACAGGATTTGTATTTACAACTAGATATTAATAGAATTAAATTAAATATGCTTTCTGATGAAATTTCTTCGGGTTCAGATATATCTGGGTCCTCTTATCAATTTACATCAAGTTACACCAACGGAGACCTCGTAAGAATATAATAAAATGACAGAAACCAGAATCAAAATCAGTTCAATCGTTGATAACCAACTTCCACAATTCGTCAGAGAAGAATTTCCTTTGGTGTCGGAATTTTTATCACAATATTATATTTCTTTAGAAAACAAAGGAGGCACCAACGATATACTTCAAAATATTGACAAATACATTAAAGTAGATAGTTTAACAAATCTAATTGAATCCACAAATCTAACTTTTGATGTTAATTTTTTCGATTCTACTATTAATGTATCTTCTACTGCAGGTTTTCCAGATTCTTACGGCTTACTTTTAATTGATTCAGAAATAATAACATATACTTCAAAAACTTCAACAACCTTTGAAGGATGTATAAGAGGATTTAGTGGAATTAGTTCATACGAAAATGGTGATGAAGTATTATTTTCAGAAACTGATTCTGAGGAACATAAATTATCGGCAAAGGTAACTAATCTAAGTGTCCTTTTCCTAAAAGAATTTTTTAATAAAATAAAAAAACAAATTACTCCTGGTTTTGAAAATAGAGAATTATTCCCAGATTTAAATGAAAGATTATTTGTAAAACAAGCAATAGATTTTTATTCCTCTAAAGGAACAGACAACTCTTTTAAAATTTTATTTGGTGCATTATATGGCGAAAAAGTTGATATAATTAGACCCAGAGACTATCTCATTATACCTTCTGGGGCGCAATATAGAGTTACTTCCGACTTGGTTGTTGAAAAAATTGAAGGAAATCCCGAAGAATTTGTTAATGGAACGTTTTATCAATACCAAGATTCCGATGAGACTTTAAAGTTAGCTCAAGGAACAGTAACTAAAGTTGAAAATATTATAAGAGATTCGAAAGAGTATTATGTAATTAGTCTTGATTCTGACTATGATAAAGATATCCAACCAAAGGGGTCTGTATATGGAAAATTTCAAATACATCCCAAAACAAAAAATACATTAGAAGTTATTTCTGGGGCAACAGTAATCGACGTTGATTCTACGGTTGGATTCCCAAACTCCAATGGATCATTAGCAGTAAGACTTACTAACGGTTCTTCTTTAAATATTCAATATACTTCAAAAACTTTAAACCAATTTTTGGGATGTAGTGGTATTGACCAGAACATTCCAATAGCAACAGAAATAAATTATGACTATTTTACTTATGGTTATTCAAATGTAACTGGAGAAAAAGTAAGGGTTAGAATTTTTGGTGTTTTGTCGGATTTGGAAATACCAGAAAATGCCACTCTATACTCCACTGATGAAATTATTAAGATAAAAACTTTAGGAAATGATTCTAAAGAGTATAGGGATAATAATTGGTTTTTTAACATCCCAGCAAAGTATGATGTAACTTCTATCAGACTGTTAGATAGTTCAGATAGGTCTTATATTGTGGATGTGGAAGAAGATCATATTTTTAGAGTGGGTAATTTAGTATCATTTACTTCCTCTTCCGGTTTAGAACAAACGGGAAACGTTATTTCTATTGGAAGCAAAAAGTCTTTTAGCGTTCAATTTGGTTCGGAAAAACTACTCTTAGATACTTCGCAAAAATATTCGGCAAGGAAGGTCATCAATAAAGTAGAGTTTGAAAACTATTCAACTTCAAATCAATACACCTCAAATGTACAAAATGTGTATTTAGATGATGAGGGATCATTGTACGTTGCATCACCTTCACTCCCATCATATCGGAATATACCTTTAGATATAAATGATCGTTCATTTACATTTAGTGGTTCCTTTACTGGGACTACTTTAAAAATAGGAAATCATGGTTTTTACACCGGAGATTCTATAGTATATAAACCTACAGATGGAAATTCTTTAGGGATTTCTACTGGAATTTATTTTATCAAAAAAGTTAGTGATACTGAAGTAAAATTAACTAAGAGTAGAAGTAATATTTTCACTGAAAATTTTGTATCTGTAAATGGAGTTGTCAACAAGGCCAAATTTGAACTAACTGATTTTACATTTGGTGATTTAAGTACTCAAGAATTAGAATCTCAGAAATTAATCAGGAAGATCAGTAATCCTGAGATAGATGGCAATAAATATGAGACAAATCCTGGATTAATCGGAATCTTCATTAATGGGGTCGAAATACTCAATTATAAGTCTAAGGATAATATTTATTATGGTGCTATTGAAAGTATATTACCAACATCTCCGGGATTTGGATATGATATAATTAATCCGCCAATTTTATCTATTTCAGACCGTAATGGATCCGGTGCACAGGGATATTGCTCAATTATTGGTGAGTTGGAAAGAATTGACATTATAGATCCCGGATTTGATTATCTTGAAGAACCAAAAATTGAAATTAGTGGTGGAAATGGTCTAGGAGCTTCAGCAAAAGCAAGTCTTATCAGTTTTGATTATCAAGTTTCTTTTAATTCAAATGATTCTGCAGGTTTGGTAAAATTAAATCCAGTAAATCAAATTGGATTTTCTAGTTATCATAAGTTTAGAGATGCTGAAGAAATTGTTTATATAACAGATTCTCAAACTTCAGTTGGAGGTTTATCTACAAATTCAACATATTTTGTTTCAGTTAAGAATGATGCAGAGATAACACTTCATAAGTCATTTGAAGACGCTGTTAGTGGCATCAATACCATAAGACTAACTTCTTATGGGCAAGGTAACCATTCAATCAAGTCAAAAAATAAAAAAAGAAAAATTGGTTCAATTAAAGTCGAATCTCCAGGTATAAACTATCAGAATAAACTAGCTGTCACTGGAATAAGCGGAATAAAAACATCTTCTGATACTATCACAATCAAAGACCATGGATATAATAGTGGTGAAATTATTGTATATGAAGCAACGGAAGAACCAATAGGTGGTCTATCATCTTCAACTTCATATTATGTAACTAAAATTGACAATAACCAATTTAAATTGTCTGAGATTGGAATAGGAACTCTTGGAATATCCACTTCTTTTTATTATGATATAAAAAAATATGTTAATTTAACATCCACCGGAAGAGGAGACCATAAATTTAACTATCCCAAAATTAAAGTAGAAGTAAAGGGAAGAATAGGTGTTTCAACACTTTCTGGCGAAAATTTTAGTGCGAAAATACAACCAATTTTCAGGGGAGAAATTCAATCAGTATTTGTTGATAATGGTGGTTCAAATTACGGTTCAAATGAAATTATAAATCATAATGTACAACCAGAATTTAGTCTAAATTCTGGTTCTGGAGCGCAAATAACCCCGATCGTTTCAAATGGTCAAATTCTTGAGGTTCTAATTCAGAGTTCGGGTAGTGGTTATAATTCTCCACCCAACCTTACAGTTAATGGTGCTGGCACTGGTGCATTATTAACGCCCGTATTATCCAATGGTTCTTTAGTTGAAGTTAAGGTAATTTATGGTGGGTTGGGATATTCTCAATCAAGTACTTCTATTACAGTAACCCCTGCTGGAGAGGGCGCAAAATTAGAAGCACAAATACAGTCTTGGAAAATTAACCTAGTTGAAAGGTTAATTAAGTCTCAGCAAATAACAAAAGATGATGGTATCGTCTTTAAAGGACTTAATAAAAATTATGGTCTTCAATATACTCATGCATATGCGCCGAGAAATTTAAGATTCTCTGTGCAGGCAACTAAATTTGAAGATGGTGGGGTTAGATATGTTCCGGATTTGGTTATTTTTGATGGGAAAGAATTATCTGCAGATGACTCTTCCGGAACAAATGCACATTCTCCTATTATTGGTTGGGCTTATGATGGAAATCCTATTTACGGACCTAACGGTTTTTCTTCAAAAACTGGAGGACAGATTAGACCATTGAGGTCTGGTTACAAATTAAGAAGTGACTTAAATATTTTAACTTCTTCCGGACAAAGACCAAACTATCCAAATGGATTTTTTATAGAAGATTACATTTACGCGGAAGATGGGGATTTGGATGAATTTAATGGAAGATTTTGTATAACCCCAGAATATCCCAATGGAGTATATGCATATTTTACTACTATCAGTACTGGGAATGTAGAGGAATCTGGACCATTTCGCAATTATAAAGCACCAATATTTCCATATGTAGTAGGAAATTCATACAAGTCAAAACCAATTGAATTTAACTTTAGAACAAATTCCAATCAAGATGATATTGATATAAATCAGACAAACTGGAAGAGAAATATTACCGCATATAATATTTCTTCATATGAATACTTACTAAATCCAAATGAAGTAAAGCAACAAAACTCTAGGATAGTAAATGTTTCTAGTGGATCTATTAGTTCGGTTAAAATAGAAAATGGTGGAGATGGATATAAGATAGGTGACCAAATTAGTTTCGGTGACAAAACTGGATTTGGTGCAAAAGCAAAAGTTAAATCTTTGAAAGGAAAAGAAGTAACTCAAATTAGTTATGAAGTAAAAACTTTAGAGAATGTAGTGTTCTATCCATATGAAAATAGTTTTATTGGATTCACTACAGTGCCCCATGAATATTTTAATAATGACATAGTAACTTTTACCGGTAATTCTGAATATGAAAAATCAGGAAATATATCATTTAATAATAATAAATTGATTTTGACCGTTGGAGTCGGGTCTGTAGGATACACGGGAATAGTTACTTATTTTAATGTATTTGGAAATCTAGATTTCCCAAATATTAGAGTAAATGACATATATCAAATTGGAAGTGAGCAAATTAAAATTTTAAATATTGACAAACAGGCATCCAGAGTCAGAGTTGTTCGTAACCAAAATGAAACTACAGGAATAACTTCTTATAGTCCTGGATTTGCTCTTACCGAAAGATCTAAGAAATTTGAACTTAATTTTGGTATATCTACTTCTTATAATTTTGATTTTGGTCAAGAATTGTATTTTAATCCTGTAGAATCTGTTGGATTAGGTACAATTTCTGGTGTTGGAATCGTAAGCACAATATATTTTTCAAATTCTGGAGTTGGAGATACTCAAATAACGATACCAACACAATCAATTTATATTAGAAATCACAACTTAAATACGGGAGATTCTATAATTTATAATTCTAACGGTGGAACTCAAATTTCAGTTTCTACTGATGGTAAATCAAGTTTCTTACTTTCAAATGATTCCACAGTTTATGTTGCAAAAATTTCCAATGATATTATTGGAATATCAACTGTTAGAGTTGGATTGGGATCGAATGGAACCTTTGTTTCTGTAGGTTCATCAATAGAAGGTGGAATTTTATATTTCACTTCTGTGGGCACGGGAGACACGCATAGTTTTAAATCAAATTTATTAAACACTTTGGTTGGAGATATATCTAAAAATGTAGTAACAGTTACCACTGCAGAACCTCACGGATTATCTCTATTCGACAGTATTGATATTAATGTAAAATCCGGCGTTTCTACTTCGTTTAGTGTTAGATATGATGATTTTAATAGAAGATTTGTAATTAATCCAAGAGATTTCTCCAGTTTAGATACTACAACGGGGACTATCTTAATTAAAAATCATGGATATAAAACCGGTCAAAAGGTAGTATATAATTCAGAAACTCCTTCGGTTGGACTATACGACAACGAAATTTACTATATTGTTGTTATAGACCCAGACAGGGTAAGACTTTCAACTAGTTATTATCAAGCAGTAAAGTCTATTGCAGATACTATCTCAATTACAACATCTCAACCAGGAACTTTATCTCAGATAAATCCACCCTTAAATTTTATAAAAAATAAATCTGTAATATTTGATCTTTCAGATCCTTCACTATCTTTTTCAAATAATGGGGTACAATATTCAGCTTTTGATCTTAGATTTTATGCAGATTCAAAATTTATTGAGGAGTTTAATTCGACCCAATCATCACAAATATTTGAGATAGTCAAAAATGGAAGAGTTGGAATAGATTCTACTGCAAATGTTACAATAAACTTAAATGATAATTTCCCAAATCAATTATATTATAAATTAGTTCCAATTAACTTACCCTCGAATCAAAGTATCAAAAAAGACATTATAATTGATACTGAAGTTCCTGGATTTGGTAAAATTTCTCTAGTTAATAGTAAATATAACGGAAATTATTCAATTGTTGGAATTTCTTCAACATCATTTGAATTTAATATTTTGGATACACCAGAAGAAGTATCTTATAGACAAGGTGTAGAATATTATGTACAAAAATCGACAACATCTAAAGGAGCTATTGGTGAGGTTTCTGTTCTAAGTGGCGGTAGAAATTATACATCATTACCTTCAGTTAAAGTAAAATCTAATGAAGGATCCGAATCACTACTAAGACCAGAAACAACTAGTATTGGAAATATTAAATCGATAGAAATATTAGACATTGGTTTTGATTATTCCGTAGATTATAGTGTAAGACCAACTGCAAGGTTTCCAAGTATTTTGGTATTAGAACCTTTATTTTCTTTTGATTATATTGATATTGAATCTGTAGGTAAAAATTATACTTCTTCACCATCACTTGTAGTTGTTGATGGATTTACAAATAAAATTATCGATGATGTAGAATTGTCATATGAACTTGGAGATTCTAGAGTTACTATAGAAAAAAATAGTAGTCTTATTAATAATGTGACCACAAAGATTATTCCAATTAACAATTCAAATGGAATTAAAATTGACAATATCACCTTTAACAATTTGACTAAAGATGCTACAGTAACACTGGGTGCAAGTTTTAGTGACGTTAAAGATTATCCCTTTGAAGTGGGTGGAAAAGTATTGATTGAGGGGGTTAGTGTAGGATTTGCTTCAACTGGAAGAGGATATAACTCTTCAAATTACAACTATAACTTGTTTACTCTTACGGGTATTGATCCAAATATTGGTGGGGCAATTGGAGTTGTTACATTTAATATGTCTTCATATTTGGAAGATGGTGAAGTTCCAGGTTCTTTCGAAAGTAGTTTTTCTATAGGTAGAATAGTACCAGAATCATATTTTCCAACTTTTAATCCAGTTCTAAAATCAAATAATTTTTATGAAGGAGAGAATGTAAGTTCTCTTGCGTCAAATGGGGTTGTTTTAAACTGGAATGAAGATAATCAATATTTAAAGGTATCTACAATTAATGATTTTGATATAAATCAACTAATAATAGGAGAAACTTCAGGTTCTGCCGGTATTATAAGAGAGGTATTTGTTTTTGAAGGTGATTACAAAATAGATTCATTTTCCAAACTAAGAAAGGGATGGAATACTGAAACTGGATTTTTGAATAATGATTTTCAAAGGGTACATGATAGTGACTATTATCAATATTTTTCATATGCTCTTAACGCAAAGCAAGACTTTGCAACCTGGAATAATCCAGTAAGTTCTTTAAATCATACTGCCGGATTTAAAAAGTTTGCAAATTTAACTTTAGAATCTATACCGGAAAATCTAGGAATTTCTACAGATCAAAATAGAGGAGATTTTTCTGCTATTGCAAATCTGACCGGAGTTATTGATTTAAATTGTGTTTATGATTTTGACTTAGTTTCAGAAAATTCAATTAATATTGATGGAAAAATTAATTCTAATGAGATTGTATTTAATTCTAGAATTGTTCAGGATTACATTGAATCTATTGGCAATAGAGTTTTGACAATAGATGATATTTCAGATAATTTTAATAGTAATCCAAGAGCCACGGATTTTAGCACTGTAGAATCTTTTATCTTGGATGATAGTAGAACAAAAAAATATTTTGTAATAGTGCAAGATAAATTATCTGAGGATGAAAAGCAATTTAGTTCACTGGTTCTTCTGCAGGACGATAATTTTGGATTTATAAACCAGTATGGATTACACACAAAATCTGATTTAGGTTTTTTTGATTTTAATATTACTGGAAATTCTGGAAACTTATTATTTTATCCACAAAAATCTCAATTTAATGACTATCATATACAATCAGTTTCTTTCTCCCTAAGTGATACTGTAAATGCTTCCGGAACTGTAAATCTTGGAGATTCTGTTGTCATTGGCACATCTACCACATCAATTCCCCAAGGAACTTCAGTTTCTACTTCAATTGTTGGTATTGCTTCAACATACAGATCATCAAAAATCCTAGTTCAAATTGGAGCGACTGATTCATCATACTATGAAGTTGATGAGATAATCCTTATTAATGATGGAAATGACGTATACTTGTCCGATTATGGGCAAATAACCACTAATAATTTTTCATCAAGACTATACTCCGGTATAGGAACGTATAATGCATATTTCGACGGGTCGGAAATCAAGGTCGATATTATACCTAATGAACCAACATTAGTTGATTATTCAGTTAATATTTTTAATATTTCTCTAGCAAATGCTTCTGCATCTGGAATTGGTACTCAAATTTTGAGTGGAAGTTCACTATCTTCTTCTTCAGTAGGAATTGCTTCTAGTAGTTCTCCTGTAGAAAATATTATAGCAGTTTACTCCAATACTCTATACTCGGGTTCTTACTTTATTCTCAGTATTGAAGATAAAACTAACTCATCTTATCAAGTTTCTGAGTTTTTTGTATTAACTAACCTCAGCGAAAACAAATGCTATGCAACAGAATTTGGAATTCTCAATACACAAAATACTCTTGGTATAGTAACTGCAGGTATTAATGCTACCAATACTGAAATTTACTTTACTCCAAATGAAGATATAGAAGTTGACGTTAAAGTATTTTCTATTAACATTGGACTAAATGAACAAACTGATAGAATTATTCTTGAAAGTGGATTTATTGAATATGAGCAAAATTCATATACAGGAACTGACAACGACATCGTAAAAGAGTTCAACTTAACTCATAAAAATATTCCAATTTTTGAAAGATATTTTGATGGAAGTAACTCCAGTGTCGTGAATATAGTAAATGATACTATTCGTATTCCAAATAATTTTTATGTTACAGGAGAGGAAATTGTATACACATATCCAGGAGTTGGAACAACTCAAGCAATAGGAATTGCAACTACATCTATTTCTGGAATAGGACTTACGGATAAACTTCCAGAAAAATTATATGTAGTTAGATTAAGTGATTTGGATATAAGGGTTGCATCTTCTGCATCTGAAGCTTTAAATCCAATTCCAAACTTCTTAGATTTGACAAATGTTGGTATTGGAAATTCACATCTATTTACTTCAAAAAATCAAAATGAAAAGGTTATAATTGGAGTTGATAATGTCATTCAATCTCCAATAACATTGAGCGAAATTACAACAACATTGACTGCGAATGTTTCTTTGTTCGACTTCACAATATACGTATCAAATACTAATTTAATATATGGTGGAGACTTAATTAAAATTG